GGAAAATTGTTTGCAATCAAAGAAATAGAAGTAGAAATACAAAAACCAAAACCACAGACGTGGGATTTATATGGAGAATCATAAATGAATGAAAAAAAATTAGAAAAACAACACGTTACTGAAATTGAACAACTTAGAACGAAATTTTCTGAAAATAACGCGGAAATTGCATTAGCTACAAAAGAAATTCATGCAATGAAACAACGGGCAGAACAATTAGAAACATATCAAGAACAGCTTCTACAACAGTTCCAAACACTACAAACTCAGGAATCGGAACTAGTAAATAAACTTAAAGAACATTACGGTGAAGGACGAATTGATCTAGAAAAAAGCGTATTTATCTCTGAATCATAAGTTTGGCAAAAAACATTCATATTTATAATAAACTAACAAGGAGATAATCAATGGCTGAAAGAATTGTATCGCCCGGTGTATTTACCGAGGAAAAAGATCAATCATTTCTTCAAGCTGGTGTTTCTGAGATTGGAGCTGCAATTGTCGGGCCAACCGTAAAAGGCCCTGCTTTAATTCCAACTCAAGTAACATCATTTCAAGAATTCGAAAACATTTTCGGATCATATTCAGAAGAAACATACGTACCATTTGTGGTACAAGACTACTTGCGTAATGCAGGAGTAATGACAATAACAAGACTATTATATGAAGATGGATATCAATTAGACAATGGTCTATTAGGTATTGTTGCAACATCTGCTTCCGCAGAATATGTAACTCACGTATTACACCCATCTCGTCCGGTATCAACCGTAGGTGCAGGAAATGATATATTTGAAGATGCTGTACTAGACGATGCGGGATCTGGATCATTTTCACTTAAGTTGTCTGGTTCGTATGCATTTGATTCAAATGTATCAAGAGCAGATGATTTTTATGTAGAAGGTGCTAACATATCAGGATCTATCGTATCAACAACTAATAGCTATCTAACAAAAATTATTGGTGCAGACTCAAAAACAAATTCATATCCTGCTTATGTAATATATGAGAATACGGGAGCATCTGCACTATTTAATAATTTAGGTGATGTTACACTTAAATTAGTAAAAGCAAGTACATTTGAAGCAGAACAAGACTATCAGACTGCAGTAACACCATGGATTACATCTCAAAAGATTTCTGGTAATGCGAAGAATTTGATTAAGTTTCATACTATATCACATGGTACGGCTACAAACCACGAAGTAAAGATTGGTATTAGAGATGTTCGAATAGCATCAGAAGTTGCAGATCCAAATGGGTTCGGAACATTTACAGTTGAAGTAAGAAGAGTTAATACTAATAATATTATAAATTCTCCATATTCATCTGACGATACCGACGCTCGACCAGAAATCATAGAATCATATACTAATGTGAATTTAGATCCATTATCTCCACGTTACATTGCAAGAGTGATTGGTGATCAATATCAAACATCAAATGCAAGCGGCAAAATATTTGTTAATGGAGATTATCCAAACATTTCACAATATATTAGAGTTGAAGTAGATGCAGGGGTAAAAGATCGTACAAATGACAAAACGTTAGTGCCATTTGGGTTCCGTTCATTAGTGTCACCAATTCCAAATATTTCTGGTTCTGTTAATTTAGAAGCTTCTTCATATGTAACTTCTCAGACTGTAAGTACTCAGTTTAGTAACAGAAACTATCATGGATTTGACTTTACAGATACACATAACTTGAACTATTTAGCTCCATTGCCAACAACGGGAGCAACGACAGGTAGTAATGCAGACTTTTATTTGGGTGACGTATCACAAGCAGCAGAAGCAGGCTTTCCTACTTTGTCTACCGCATATAGTGGTTCGTTAGAATCAGCACTTACAGCTGACACATTTACAACCAATGTAAGTATCAATACACGTAAATTTATTGTGCCATTGCAAGGAGGATTTGATGGAGCTAGACCTAACTTACCCAAATTGATTGGTGGTTCAATAACTGCTAATAACACATTCGGGTTTGATTGTTCGGGTGCATCAACAACTGGTACTACGGCTTATAAGAAAGCGTTTGCCGCACTGTCAAATACAGATGTATATGATATTAATATGTTAATAACGCCAGGTATACTTGAATCATTACACCCCTCAGTAACCTCTGCGGCTAGAACATTAGCAGAAGACAGACAAGATACATTTTATGTAATGGATTCTAATGCATTGACTGACAGTATTTCAACTGTTACTAATACAGTTAATAGTATTGATTCAAATTATTCCGCAGCATATTACCCATGGGTAAGAATTATTGACATAAGCAGAAATATCCCAATTTGGGTACCTGCTTCAGTAGTAGTACCAGGAGTATTGTCATTTAATGACGCAGTAGCTGCTCCATGGTATGCACCAGCTGGTTTGAATAGAGGTGGATTGACACAAGCTATTGATGTTTATTCTAGATTGACACAGGCAGAGCGTGACACTTTATATGAAGCAAGAACAAATCCAATTGCAACATTCCCAGGACAGGGTATTTGTATTTGGGGACAAAAGACGCTTCAAGCACGTCCATCTGCATTAGACAGAGTAAATGTAAGAAGATTGCTTATCACGGTTAAGAAGTTTATTGCTTCTTCAACGAGATATTTAGTATTCGAACAAAATACTGCTGCTACTAGAAACAGATTCTTAAATATTGTAAATCCGTATTTAGATCGTGTTAAACAACAGCAAGGTTTATATGCATTCCGAGTGGTAATGGATGAAACAAATAATACACCGGATTTGATTGACCAAAACATTTTATATGGTCAATTATTCCTTCAACCTACAAGAACGGCTGAATTTATTGTATTAGACTTCAACATACAACCAACGGGAGCATCTTTCCCAGAATAGTAGTTAAATATTGTAATAAAAAGGTAGGGTTTCGGCTCTACCTTTTTTACTGTTAATCATATTTATAATAAATCAAGGAGAAATACAAATGGCAGATATCTTAACAAATGAAGAAATCTTTTTTAAAGATTGGGAACCGAAACTACAAAATAGATTCTTCATGTATATCGATGACATACCATCATACATTATAAAGGCAGTCGACAGACCTTCAGTTAACAACGGACAAGTTGTTATTGATCATATCAACGTTGAAAGAAAACTTAAAGGAAAGACACGTTGGCAAGATATTAACATTACACTTTATGATCCAATCGTACCATCTGGAGCACAAGCTGTTATTGAATGGATTCGTTTAGGACATGAGTCTGTAACAGGTAGAGACGGATATGCAGATCAGTACAAAAAAGATTTGAAATTTCATTCATTAGGTCCAGTAGGAGATAAAGTCGAGGAATGGATCATCAAAGGAGCTTATGTGAATACAGCAAATTGGGGTTCAATGGATTGGGCACAAGAATCAAATGTTGAAATACAGTTAGGAATTTCATACGACTACGCTGTCTTAAATTACTAGGATATATTTAAATTGGGAGTCTATACGGCTCCCATTTTTACTGTTCGCAATATTTATAATAAAGTTATTAAAGGAAACATATATGGCACGAGTTACAGAAAAGTACAACGATCCTATCGAGCTAGCAAAAGCTCAAGCAATTGCAGACTATACTACAAAGAAAACTAGTTCAGTACCAACAGAAATAGTAGATTTACCATCAGAGGGTAAATTTTATCCCAAAGACCACCCACTTCGAAGTGGAAAAATTGAAATGCGTTATATGACTGCATATGACGAAGACATTCTAACTAATACATCATATATTCGAAACGGCGTTGCTATAAACAAACTTTTAGAAGAATTGATTGTAACGCCTGGTGTTAAATTTGATGACATCTTAAACTGCGATAAAGATTCAATGATTATCGCAGCTCGCATACTGAGTTATGGTAAAGAATATCAAGCAAACGTAATAACACCTTCAGAAAAAGAAATGCAAGTTTCAATTGATTTAACAAAATTAGATTTAAAAACATCTTTGCTAGAAGCAGATGCAAATGGGTTATCTACATTTAAAAATGATCAATATGATATTCAATTCAAATTTTTAACAATACATGAACAAGCAAAAGTAGTAACATCTGATAAACCGTTATTCCAGTTTTTAGTACAAAGTATTGTATCGTTAAATGGCGAAACAAATCAAGAAAAAATAAAAGAGCATCTTCAATACAATATGTTAGCCTTACACAGCAAACAAATACGAAAATATATTACAGACAATTTACCGGCAATAGATTTAACATATGAATTCGAAGACGAAGACGGAGGCGTCTTCCGAAGAGGGTTTCCAATTGGATCAGACTTTTTTTATCCCGAATCCTAATTTCAAAAAACAAATACACCAAGAAATATTTAATCTGGTATGGGCTGGGGAAGGCCGTTGGGACTGGAATACCGTATATAATTGGCCAATCTGGCTTCGTAGATTTTACGGCAAACAGCTAATGGATATGCAGTCAAACAAACAAAGTTCCACTCAGCAAGATAATACTCCCCAAGAAACAGGTACAAAACCTCCGTTCTAAATATTTATAATAAATAGAGAATGGAATGAACAATCGACTATATATACAACGATTAAAGCAATTACCTAGAGTTAGTCAAGAATTTACCAAGGAAGGCTTCGAAAAGTTTGTAGCAGAAAAGCTCAATCTTGGCAAAGACGAAAAAGCTTTAACTCAAGTTGAAGAGTTTCTTGAGGGTGTTAAAGGAAAAGCTCTTACTGCAGCCGGCCAGATAATTGCATCATTATCTAAAGATGCGTTAGAAGGCTTAGCAAGCAAAGGCACGGCTATAGTAAATACATTTAACAGTGTACTAAAGCCTATAGAAGAGATGAATAGTAAGTTTGGAACGAGTACTATTGTAACTTCACAAATATTTAAAAATTTCCAAGACATTGCTA